TGAAAGTGCAATCTTTTGGATTCGTTCAACCGAGCGAGCGAACCTAATATCTTGTTGAGCTAACGTAGCTTTACCCGATACACCCTCATCATATCCGATAAACGATTTTGGCACTTTAAGACCTGCTAACATTCTGTTTTTTAAGTATTCAACATCATCAATACCACCAAATTCCATCCCACTTAGAGAATCAATTTCAGTTCCACTCTGACCACCCCTAATTGGCAAGTAATAATCTTCCAACATATTTTGAAGATTGAACTTTAGATTGTAGTCTCCAGTGGTTTCATCTATATATGGTGTTTTTTTCATTTGGTCTATGATATTACGCATATATGTATCCACTTCACCCGGTGGTATATTACCAATATCAATTTTAAAGATTCGCTTTTCAGGCGCCCTCATAATGCGATGTATCATCATCGCATCTTCCATCAAGGTTAACTGCTTCCAAGTTTTCCGTGCTCCTTCTAATAAAGAGCGGCCGTAGGGTAGGAAATTACTATCAGATATTAATCTGAAGTGGGCCACTTGGAATGATTCTAAGTATTTTGTATTACTTTTAACTGAATGGTGGTTTGTATTGTGTTGTTCTACTTCAAATCTAACTGAATATGGGTTATCCAAATCGTAACCTTCTTCTCTTATAGTTTCATATACTGAGAGTGGTTGTACATTTACAACACCCAATTCATCATCGATATCCAAATATAAATAGTAGTCACCATATTTGACCATACCACGAATCCATGCCCATAGGTTGAATTCGATATTCAAAACATCATAGAATAAATTATTTAAAGTTTTCTTTATTTTTTCATTTGATGAATTTATTCTAAGAACATCATTCATATCATTTTTTAAAGTACATTCATCAGAATATATATCCAAAACAGATGATATTATGGAATCCTTATCCATAGCTTCATAGTCTGTATAAAGTTCTAATTTGTTAGAATGATAATTAAAACGGTCATTGTAAGTTTGCCAATTCTTCTTTGAGTTAGAGCCGTGTAATCTACCGTATCTATCATAGTAAGATGAGCTTTCTGAATTACCAGAGCTCTGAAGTCTTGATGAGTCAACTACTTTGATTTTGTTTTTGCCGAGCCGCCTTACAACAACTTGTGTTGAAAACAATCGTTGAAGTCTACTGAATAATGATTTATCTGCCATAATATAATTTAGTTAATAATATCTTACAAAATATAAATATTGAAAAAAATACATTTACAATAACCACCGAATATCTTCATTGTTTTTACCAACTTTCATATTCCACATATCGGTAGCTTTTTTAGATGTAGTTTTGAATACACCTGAATTTTTAGTTGTTAGAGATAGTGCCCTTTTATTTAGCTCAATACCCTGCTGTCTTAGTTTTAAGGCGGTATCTCTAACCCATAGCGATGTTGAGAATGATATTACCAAATCATCATTATACCCACGCTGAGCTTCTGCTCTGCTACCATTCCAAATAAATACAAATAATTCATCAATCAGCCGTTTTGAACGTATAATTGGTACACGCTCCCTCATATAAGTATCTAATTTTGATATTACCAGCGGCCTAGTCCTACTTGTCATTGAAAATCCAGGTACCATTTGTGATTTATCTTTTAAATCATATGCCTTTTGTAAATGTATATTTTCATCCACATATCCAAATTCCTTATATGAATAGTATAAGTTTTTATAGTTTCTATCTATTGCTTCTTGAATTACAGCCCAGCCAATATTAGCGTTTTCAATCACTAACAATGCATCATTCCATTCAGTAGCAACATTTACTAACAGATTACCATATTGTTTAGTTTCTATCTTACCTTTATACTCAGCCACTTGTTCTACCGTTTCAACATCAATTACATGGAATGCTGAATAATCTGCGCCATCACCACGAGCAACATCCGCAACAACAATATAATTTTTTGTGTAATTTGGCTGTGACCATAACCAATAATTCCCATCAAAACCACGTTTTTCTATTGGAGTTTGTATGTGGGTATCTTCAAACCATTTTAGCAATTCACCATCAACAACTGTGTAACCAGATGATATGAAATCGCAATCACATTCTTGTGCTGCCATCTTTTCACCTAATAGTTTTGTTTGTTGCTTTCTCCACTTTTTATCTCTTTCTGGATGAACAGTCCAATGTAGTTTAATAGGATTCCATTCATCACCCTCTTCACCTTTCAACCAAGTTTTATGAAAGAAATTACCAACACCGTTTGGAGTTGATAACACAATTGCTTTACCACCGGTTGATAGTGTAGATTGTGATGATGCCCATATTTCATCAATACCTTTGATAAATGCCGCTTCATCTATAATTAACATTGATAGTGCTTCAGAACGACCAGCGTCACCACTTGCTGATGTTGCTTTAATTTGTGAACCATTACCAAGTCTAAGTGAAAGTTTGTTATCTTCTATTGTATTTCCACGCAACCACGATGGTAAGTTTTCATGCATATATCTAACTTTAGTAACTAAGTTTTTAGCTATTTCTTGTTTGGTTGCAATTACTAAAATATTTTTATCTTCGTGGAATAACATCATCCACAATGAATATCCAGCTGATAATGTTGATATACCCAATTGTCTTGATTTTAATATAACATTATATTGGTATTCATTGAATTGACCTAATGCGTTTTCTTGGAAATCATATAGATTGAATAAAATTTTGCCACGTTTTGGATGTTGGATGTAACAATATTTTTTAAAGAAGTATATTGGGTCTTTTGCACATTTTATATACTCTTCTCGTATTAATTCTTTTATACTCTTAGCCATACTATTTACCAATTCTATATGAATATTGTAAAGATATAGCTGGTTGTAAATCACTATCAATACCAATACCCAATCCAAATAAATTACGCTTTTTATCTTTATAATTTATCTGAGGTCCTATGAAACTTAATCTTTGTGGTGTTCCAATCAATCCCAATCCTAAATAAAATTCACGTCTGTTTATGAAATGTTTTTCAGTTATCGTTATTGTAGGTCTAACTAATGTATAATCTATACCACGTGATAGTATTTTATTTTTTGATATGGTATCATTGATTACAAACTTAACCGAATCAAAATCTTGCGTATCTTTGTAAATATATTGAGCAAAGAAATCTTCAAGAATCTTAGATGTATCTATAACGATATCACCATATAGTGTATCATATTTTACTATGTATAAACTATCTGTTACAGTATCTACCTGTCTGATTATACGAGTCGTAAGTTTTGGAATGTAGTTTGTTATTTCATTGGTGATTGTATCGTATTTTATTTCCGTTTTAGTTATTACAACAGGCTCTACATCACCACCACAACTACGTAATAGTATTATTAAAATAACCAACCCAATAATTAATATATCCTTTATGTACTTCACATTGATACTTTAGTATAAATATTAAAATTTCTTTAGTAATGATATCTTTAAATTAGTATTACCTTTAATGATACGGTGATATTCACCCTTTTTAATATATATAACATCACTCTTATTTAGTATAAATGGTAGTTCATTATCACGTTGGAATTTCCAACCATTACCCTCTAGTATTGTAACTTCCCTATCTTCTTTATCTCTATGCCATACCAATTCTGAAGAATCCGTATCTACTGTAAATTCTCTAATGTAAGTGTTATTACCCTTACTTATTTCGTTATATGGGTTACCAGAATCTACCACCACCACTTAGCCCTAATGATTTAGCGTATCTTGGCAATGCACATGACCAATACCCAGCTTTTGTTTTATCCTTTTTATTAGGACAATCGTGTCTATCGGAAAATGCTTTTCTTGCTTTTGGGTCTTTAAGTTTTACTGCGAGTTTACCACCACCACCTTTAGCACCAAATGATACTTTTATAACATTACCTTTTTTGTTTTTAACATACACATAGAACTTTTTAGAACCACCGCGTTTAGGTTTATTCAGTTCTACTTTTTTACTCTGATACTCAGCTTCAGCTAGTATTGGAAAATCTAACAATACAGGTTCACCTTTATATCTACCAACGTTACCAATATCAGAATCTAAAAAGTATTTCAAATTATCACTAACAGATTCCAATTTAAGTTTTCTTAAGTCATTGAAATATTGAAAAAACTTTACTGAACCATATCTGTATGGATTCTTATGTAGTGGTACGTTATTGTCCACATTGTATATTATACCTTCATTTAGTTTCATAGTAGTATTATATATTTGTTAAATCTGATAGTAATTTCATTAATTTTTTATCGTTCTTTTGTTTAGCCAACTTAGCGATATTCTTTAGGTTTTTCTTATTAAGACCCTTACCACTATGCCCAACTAAATCTGAATAACCTTTCATCCATCTATCCCTTTTATAATCAATAGAATCTTTGTGATTGACTTGGATATGTTTTTTGATTTGTTTTTGTATAGTATCAATCTTCTCCATTTCCGACCAAGATACTTCGTTTATTGATTTGAAATAATCTTTCCAATAATATTTAAGAAATCTAAAGTTATTAAATGATAAACTGGTTGTCCAATCCTCTATACTATAGTCTAACGATGACCCGCCTGAATGGAAGTGAACAAATAAATCTTCCGGCGTATCTTGTTCATGATATACTTGAGCAAATCTAAAATCGTTAGTCGTATCTGGATGAATAAAAATAGCGAGTGTAACAATACCATTTTCATAATAAAAAGGCCCATTCTTTTTTATCCATTTTTCTGGATTCTTAATTGATTTGAATCCCTGTATTTTAGCAAATTTCTGAACCATATTCAATAAATTAGTAGTAGAGTCTACTTCATTTATCGATTCACCTAGTGGTTTTAAGTCAGTCATATCACCACTCAATTCATAATCAGCAGTCCAACCTACTTTGTTTAACTGCTTAATAGTTTTTTTAGCAGCAGCATATGAATCATCATCGAAATCATGTGCATCTAATACATCTTGTACTTCTTGTGGTAGTAGTTCATATTCATCAAAATAATCTATCTTAGGGTCGTATTTGAACTTAGCTTCATTAATTGATTCATCAAGATAATCTAAGAAATATAGTGCTTGTTTTAATGTTCGTGGATAATTACCAGTTTTTTCTTTAGCCAATTTAACTATGTACATAATAGCTTCTTTCCTACCTTTACCAGCCTTAACTTTATCTGTTATTGATATAGCTTTATCCAATTTCTGCTTTTCATCAGATGATAATTTAATTTCATTTACTGATTCTTTTATACCTTGTTTTTTGATAGCTTTCAATAAGTCATCTGTATCTACATACAAAGTTCCAATAACTTCTGTATCACCATCAGGTAGTATTTTTTTAAATGTGGCACTTGTTGCATTTACGTTTGTACCTTTTCCTAAATAATATTGATTTTGACCAATTTCATACTTTTTACCATCCTTACCTATTATGTTATGATGTTGTCCATGAACCCACATCTGACCACCTACAAATTGTTTTAATCTCTGCTCAGCACTCTTTGCACTTCCAACTACCGATGGCATTATTTTTTTAAGTAAAGATAGATTCATATCTGGCTGTGACATATAAAAGTTTCTATCTGTCCATTCATTTACGGATTCTTTCTTCCAACCACCACCTGCGGCTTTGTATTTCTTAGCGGCCCATGCATTTGCATATGCAGATGGGTATACATCAAACTTTTTCTTAGCTTGTGATTTATAGTAAGACCACTTTGATGGATTTGTAGGTACATTCTTTTCTAACAATGTATTTAACTTTTCCACCAAATTGGGTTTATTTGTTGATTCATGTAAACCCATATCAACCCACATTTTTAAAACTTTATAATAATCATCAGGAGTTAAACCTCTATCTTCTCCCCAAGTTGTTTCACTTGTAAGGTCGTACATTTGTTTTGCTAACGCTTTTAAATTCCCCTCTTTCCAATAAAGTGTTGCTCTACGGTTTCCTCTATCCATCAACCTTAATTCTCTACCTCTTTTATCGTGTGGGTCTGTACTCCATCCAGCTGATGAATTTACGTTAATACTGAACTGTGGTAATCCATCAACTTTAAAAACTGTAAAATCTGGACCAGTTGCATAGTCCTTTGATTGTCTAGTTATTTTTAAAGTTTCTGTAATCTGAGATTCTCTTAAACTATCTATATATGATATAGTCCACTCTTTTAAATTCATTATGCTCCTGTTTTTGAATATGTTGGTTTTTGACCTTTTTTCTTTTCACCACCCTTTTTGGTGTCTCCACTTTTCTTTTGTGCTGCACGTTTTCTTCTTACAAATGCGGCTCTTCCTTTTTTACCTAATTTTCTAGCTTTTTCTGCTGATAAACACGCGGCATATGCACCACCCTTTTTACCACCACCACACTTACCTAACTTTTGACCCTCAGCCCCATATCTATCCCAACCACCTTTAGTTGTTCCACCAGCACCACCTTGACCAAACCATTTTCTTAAATCTTCAGTCATTAGGTTTTGATTACACAACACTTCATAAATATCTGAAAGTGCGTATTCTTTACACAAAGTAACATCCACACCTTCATTATAATAATGTTTGAACCTACTGTTTAGGTAATTCTTTAGTACTTCCATGTCCTTTTGCCCAAATTTTATCTACAGATGCTAAACCTAATGAACCAAATGCTAGAGCAGTTACTGCGTTTATCAAACCCATCTCAACCGGATGTTCTGTAAATAGGTTAATGAATAAAGCTACACATAGACTTAACCCAGAAACAATACCGATAAATCGTTTAGATGATGGTGTACCCTTTTCATCTTTAAGTAATCCAGTTAACCAATTAACTATCTTTTTCATTCAAATCCGTTTTTAACTTTCCAATATATTCTTCTTTAAATTTTTGGAAACCTTTTTCTATACGGTCTATTACTTCATCTTTATTTAAACCACCCCACTTTTCAATAGAACCATCTTCATTTATAAAGTTAGCTTCAATCGAATATTTTAAAATATCCTTTTCTATCTCTGCTTGTTTCAACCATGCTTCTGCATTAGCTAATAACTTTTTCTTTTCGTATTCATCATATGTGCCATCTAACTTCATCTGATGTTCCATGTCCACAACACAATCTAAGCACATTCCATGATATGCTTTCATTTTTAAATCAGCTTGCGCTGGGTCTAAACAACTACATTCATCCTTTCTACAATTAGGAAACTTTTTTAAATCATTTCTGAGCTTATGTAGTTTACCTAACTTTACCTTATACCCTCGTTTTTGTTCCCACGTCTGACCATCTTCATCAGTCCAAACATCACCAACGTTTCGTTTTACAACTTCTTTTGTTTTATCAAATGATACAGTTTTCTTTGTTTGGGTTTTGTGTTTACCCTCTAACATTTCTTTAACTGCTTTGATGTTTTTTAATTTACTCATAACTTTTGGTTTTTTAAAGTAATTGATAATAAATATGTTAATAATACATTAAACCTAATATCTGATTCAATGGTGCAAATGTGCCTGTTAATTTGTAGGTATTACCTTTATATACAAATACAATACCCTCACTTGGAACTAATTTTTGCTTACCACCTGCGGCTAGTAATCGTTCTAATTCTAATTTTAATTTTTCTATTTTACGTACATCACCACTCTTTTTGATATCTTTTACAGTCTGGTCTAATCGTTTTTTCATAGCTCGTAGTGCAGTATCACTATTTACAGTTAAAACCGAACTCATTATCGATAATACATCAGCACCAACCCCTAAGAATATATCTTCAAACTTTCTTAAATTAGATTTTGATAATTTCTTTTGGTCTTTCTTATCAGTTTTTTTAGCCCAAACTAATACATTCGTATCTGTTATGTTTCGTTTATCCAATCTAAAAGATTTATCCATAAACGCCCACCTCTTAACTAATCCCATTTTAGTTTTATTATCTAATGTAGATGGTGAATTTTCATCAACCCACACTTCCCACCAAGCTTGATGATAATCAGCAACACCATCACTATCAGTTAACCCATACTCTTTTTGTAATTTATCAATCATTGATAGATATTTAGATTGTTTAGTTGATAGCTGGTCTGATTTAGGTAATTGTGTTACGGGCGGCCCTTGTATTGTGTAATTTTTCTGAATGTTTTTATTTATTTGCTTAATCATACCGGCTAGCATTCTAGCAGCACTTTGATTTTCACCAATTGCCTTACCATCCACATCATACTGCATTGTACCATGAAATATAAGTAGCGGTTGTCCGTATGGTATTACATTTACGGATGTTGGATAAATTACCTCTAAATTCATAAACGATGAGCCTTGCTGAAACACTTTATCTCTTTGTGATTTACTTAATGATTTGATAGCATTACTCAAATCAACCATAGCAAAATTATATGCATCTGTTAACCCACCCCTACCTTGAAACTTTGAAGCTATACCACTTATATCCAACGCACCCTCACCACTATTTTTTAGATGTGATTTATTCCTAGCAGCAATCAAACCCATATCATCACGCCAACTTATAGCTAATGCTTGACCATCAGTTTTTTCTCTTGTTAGTTCTAAGTTACCGGTTAGAGCACCCCTAACTATATTTTTCAAATCACTAAAGGTTAAATTCATTTCAATATCAAATGGATGATTCATATGCCCATATGCTCCACCTTCTGTAAGTAATGATTCGTTTACGGGTGTTCCACCCAAAAATTCAACAAGTTTATATCCGACTTGAGTAGCAACATTATTAATATGATTTTTCCAAGTTTGATAATCAGGTGAATCTTTTATTGATTTATATGATTTAGCATTAACACCACTTACACCAGATGGAAAAAATGATACAGGATAAGCATCATCTATTGAACGATTATCATCGGCATATATATCATCACCATTTGGATTTAATATGTAATCTATAACTTGAAATCCAAGTCGAAATGCAATTTTATCATTAATAGCCTTATATGATTTTGAATCTCCAAAGAAAACTCCAGGACCATCATCTACCAATGATTTACCTAAAGCTCCATTTGTTGATGCTTCTTTAATCGTTACAAAATTTTCCGATTCTGGTATTTCATCATATACTTTATATACTGATTTTATTATAGCATGTAATCCTTCAGTTTCATCATCTATTTCAGATGGATACATATTATCTGCTGTTGGAAAGTGTAATTGTGTATATTTTAGTTTTTCAAACCACGGCTCACCTCTACCTTTAGCACTATTTTTACCGATAACCCTAACATCATTAGGTGGTAAATATCCTTCTTCAGGCTCACCGGGTTCTACATTCGATTCTGATATTAGTTTGTTTATATCAAACGTACTTAGAAACGATTCTAAAGTAGATTCAAGTTTATACAATTTACCACTTATTAGGTTGAAAATTTTAGGATTAAACTTACCGTAAATACGTTTGAATTCAGATTTACGTTTGGATTCACTACCACTTGATAATGATTTTCTAACTTCAGTACCACTAATTGTGCTTAGAGCTGGTGCTACATAAACATACCCCTTTTGTTTATATCCCATTTGGATTTTATCAGGATGGTATGGGTCGAAGTACTTCCCTTTTAATCTATACCTATCCTTTTCACCAACCACCGGTATAAACGCTGTGGTATTCGAATCGAAATTACCAATGATTTCTTTAGGTGCATATGGATTTCTAATCTGAACTATTTTGGATGATGGAATACCAAACATTTTCATCATTATTTGTTTTTTTTCAACAAACTTAAATGGTGATTTTAAAGTATCTGTTTTGTTTGATGTTCCAATGTAAACATTATCTTTACCAAACTTATCTACTAAGTGTTTGTAAGTAGCGTAATGTCCTGAATGAAATGGTTGAAATCTACCACTATACACTATAACTTTATTTTCTATATTTTCGGTTAATATGTTCTTAACCCATTCTTTAATTAATTTTCCCATAATAATAAATACTATTTTAAAAAGTTTACGTTTAACTTGGTGCAGTTGGTAGCTCTGGTGAGTCAGAAACAGCCCCACTCGATGCATTAGCTGAAAACTGTCGTGTTGCGAATATATTTATGTTTTTAATTCTAGTATTAGCACCTGATGTTCCTGTACTTAAACTGAATATAATTTTAGAGTATTTGTTTAAGCTGCCAGTTGGTATTTCTTGTATAGCGCCAGCAACAAATCCAGAAGATATTGAATAACTTGATGTTAATGTAGATATAGCAGTACCGGTTGAACTTAACGGGTATGTTTGTATATTTGAAGTTGATTCGAACGAATCGTAGTAATCGATAGTTGTACTACTACCAGTTAAGGCGTTTGCTATTGATATTATAACATTATGTGAGCTTAATACCACACCATTAGCCGTACCTTTTGCTTGAAATGATATACCCATATGGGTTTCACCTTCTAAAAATCGGACCGGATATTCAACTACAACTGTGCTTGGGTTTACATCTGATA